CTAAATGTCGCGCAGCCCGCTATTTTATAGCTATTTACACAAATACTGTAGTTACAGGGGCCCTGTTGAAACACCTTGCCTCAGGTTGTAACTAATGCTATAAGATCTTGAAATATGGAATATTTATCACAAAACAAATTTGCACAATTGGCCGGGGTTTCGAATGCTGCAATCATCAGGGCCCGAAAGGAAGGCCGTATATTCAAGTCTGCTCGGGGGATTGATCCAACTCACCCCACAAATAAACATTATCTGGAGAATGCCAGGGGAAGGCAGGGGCAGAAAAAAGAAGTAAAAAGGAAGCCGGCAGGAAGGAAGGGGCATAAACCCCGGGGGAAATCTAAGGCAGAGAAGAAAAGGGGCAACGGCAAGGGAAAGGACAATACCCCAGATTATCAGCCCCCTGGAATCATAATTGATCAACTTCCTGACATGCCCCTGGATCCAGAGAACGGGCACACGGATGATCCGGCAATTCAGGAAGCAATAAGGATCACAAAGACAGACGCGGATACATGGAAACGGATCGAGGAAATCAAAAAGCTGCAACTGGCCCGGCAGGAAAAAAGAAAAGAACTTGTCCCCCGGGTAATGGTTCAACGGGTATTTAATCGGCTGTACATGATAGATGTAAATCAGTTCCGGAGTCTCGGGGATCGGGTATCTCCGGAAATCGCTTCATTATGTGGGGCAGCTGAACAGGAAACGATTTTACAGATAAACAAGATCATTGAACGGGAAATATTCAAAACCTTGAAGCATGTTCAAAGGCTTTTGGATGAATTCCTAAAAAGTATAAATACAAATCTTGAGGCAGAACAGGGGGAATTGACGGCCGGCAGATCCGGCCAGGGAAAAACAGAGGAGGATCGGAGCAATGCCAACAATAAAATTTAACAAAGTTGATGATATATTTGAACCCCCACGCGGGGCCATAGGCAACGAAAAATTTGCCCGGCAGCTCAGGGATTATTCCGGCCTGAGATACGGAAAGATTACACCCACGGATATTGACGGGGCCCTTGATTTCAATAATAGACTATTTGCATATTTTGAACTGAAATATCAAAGTATGAATCTGCCTTACGGCCAGCGGCTGGCATTTGAAAGGCAATGCGACGGCATGGAGAACGGAGGGATCCCAGCTTATTATTTCTTATGTGTTCATAATGATCACCCGGACGAATCCCCCATAATGGCCCACAGATCCGAAGTTGTGGCAATCAGGCATAATAAAACATGGATTGAGCCCAGGGCCGGAACAACATTGCGGGAAGCCATAGACAGGGCAAGAGATATTCATAAAATATGAAAGCTGATCCTTACCAGATAGACATTGATTTTTTTATTGATGAAAATCTGAAGAAACCGATCAGAAAACCGATCGGCCTGATTTCGGATTATATCCAGGATCGCCGGATTATGCCCCCTAGTACACCCTTTCCCGGTTTCTGGAGCAATGAAAGGACGCCTTACCTCATAGAAATTATGAACAACATGGCCCCCCACAGTCCGGTTCAACATACTGTATTTATGAAGGGGGCCCAGATAGGGGCAACCGCAAACGCTGAGAACGTGATCGCATACTGGATCGATGAAAGCCCGGCAGAGATCCTGTTTATTTCTGCAACCGGGGATTTATTGGAAAAGTGGGCAACTAAACGGCTTGAACCTCTGATCGATTCATGCGGATTGAGGCATAAATTTGCAGCGCAAACGGAGAATACACACACGCGGAGAACGGGGGATAAAACGTTTGTGAAGGAATATGCAGGCGGGGCCCTTGATATGGCCTCAGCACAATCAGCGGCCAGTCTCAGGGCAGACGCAAAACGGGTATTGATTCGGGATGAAATTGACGGGGCCCCGATCCTACTTAGAACACATGAAGGGAACTGGTTGAACGTGTCCTATGCCAGAACAAACGCCTGGGGGGCCCGCCGTAAAGTGCTGGATTTTTCAACCCCCACAACATTCGAAGATTCGGCAATTTATAAAGAATACCTGGCCGGAGATGAAAGGCGTTTTTTTGTTCCTTGTCCGTATTGTGGAACAATGCAGATCCTGGAGTGGGAACGGATAAAGCCCGAAACAACGGCCGGCAGGATTGAAAACGTTTTTTATGAATGTGCGAAATGTACAGAACCGATCCGGAATCACCATAAAACAGGAATGCTGAAGGCCGGGGAATGGAGGCCCACGGGGCAGAGCCATAGCAGATATTACAGATCGTATCAGCTTTCAACGATTTACAGCCCGGTAGGTATGATCGACTGGTTCGAACTCTGGGGCCTCTGGACAAGGGCCCAGGAAGAAAACGAGATCCAGAGCTTTACAAATTTATATCTGGGAATGCCATACAAGGAAAAGGGCAGCCGGCCAAAACTCGAGAACGTGATCGAGCTGAGGGGGAATTATAAAAGCCGATCGGTTCCTTATGGGGTTTTATTTCTAACTGCCGGGGCAGATATTCAGAGGGGAAGCGAAAGCCGGCCGGACGAAAACCCGGCCAGAATAGAGATCGAAATCTGTGGGCATGGGTTAGGCTACAGAACCTGGAGCATTGCATATGAAATATTTTACGGGGCAGTTGACGATCCGTATTCTGGAGCATGGGAGGAACTATACGAATTTATACAGGCCGGAAAGCTGAATTTTAATAGAAAGGATAACTATGCTTTTACTCCGGAACTTGGGTTTATAGATTCCGGAGACGGTAATATTTCCCATGTGGTTTATCAGTTCTGTGAACGGCTGCCGAAATGGTTTTATCCTTGCAAGGGTGATTCAATGGTGAAAACCCGAAAGGGGGAAAAATCCGACATTGCCGGATTTAAATCATATAAGAGATTCAGGGCAACCAAGCTGGATCAGGATCTGACACTCTACACGCTATCAACAGAGCATTATAAAAATATTATTTATAGAAATCTAAAATTGCAGAGAAGAGATCAGGAACCGCAAAAGCCGGGGTTTTGTGATTTTCCAGCCGATTATTCAGAAAAATATTTCAGAATGTTAGTTGCAGAAGAAAAAAAATCAGACGGTAGTTTTCAATCTGGAGGCCGTAGAAACGAAAGCCTTGATTGCCGGGTTTATTGCCTCGGGGCTGCAGATGTTTACCTTGATTCAGCGGTAAAATTATATATTGCCAGCCAACAAAGCCGGGGCGTTCACCCTATGCAGCTGCAGCAAATAAATTCCAGAACGATCCTTGATTATCTGACTATTAAAACCGGGCAGCCTGTACCCGTAACGCCGGCCAAAGGCAGTAAGAAAAATTGACAGAATAAAGCCGATAATTTACGATCGGGCTTCATTTGTTGATCTTAAATTTCAGAAAGGAGGGGCAACCCCAGAAAATTCGAACCTCATTAACTGTGTTTGACTTACCAAGGCAACGGCCCCCTGTACCCTCCGGGGGCCGTCGCCTTTCCGGGCCCAGGTGGACAGATTCGATAAAATCTGTATTATTATTTCAACCCTTCCTCTGTTTAGGGTTGAACCCCCTGGGCCCCCCATATCCAGGGGGTTCTTTATGTTACATTGACTGATTCGGAAAAATATATATAGTCAGAATAAGGTGAGCATATGGCCAACTGTTTGAACCAATCAGAACGGGACAGAATCAGAGAAGAGATCGCAACCAAGGAAGCCCAGAAAGCAAAAGCCGAAACATTACTTGATACGCTGCTAGGGGAAGAAATTGAATCATACAGATTTGATTCAGGGGAAGGCAGCCAACAGGCCAAAAGGCGAAAACTAACCGAAGTAAAAGAAATAATTGATAGCCTGGAGCAAGAGATCGCTAATTTATACAGGCGGCTAGAATGTGGGGGCCTTGTGGTTATGAACCTGAGACGCAAACAAAGGGTTTGGTAATGTCATTACCTGCAAAGAAATTCAATGAAGCCTTTACAGATGGAATAAAAGTAAGAAGTTTGCAGATTGTCGAACCGCCTGAAGCTTCATATGGAAGGTTTTACGGCCAGGATTATTACGGAACCGGGGGATCAAAATGGCCCTGGGGCCTCAGCAATTCCGGCCTGAGCCCTTCGATCAACAATGCCCTAACCCGGCAGAATGCCCGATCGGCCTTTCATGATACCCCACAAGCCCGGGCAATAGTCGAACGTTTTGCCGATACAGTGATCGAAGTGGGTTTAAAGCTTGACGCAACCCCGAGATCCCAGATCCTGGATCTGGATCCCGAAAGGGCTGAGGCCTGGGGGCAAAATGTATCAGAACGGTTTGACTTGTGGGCCAGTTGCAAAAAATGCCATAGGCTGGAAAATCTTACATTTTATCAGGCTCAACGGCTCGTTGAAATATTTCAACAGAGGGACAATGATTATTTTGTAAGGTTGTTTTATTCCCAGCGTTCTGATCTGCTGAATCCCCTGCAGTTTGGATTTATAGATCCAAGCCAGATCCGAGGGGATGCAATAATAAATACCCTGGGTTATCAGTTCCTTGAAGGGGACGGAATAGAACGGGATATTGACGGCCGGGAGATCGCATACTGGGTTTATGTATTAAAAAATAATGCTTACGAGCTTGTTAAAGTTCCGGCCAAAGGCCCGAAATCTGGAAAAAAGATGATTTTACACGGGTTCCAGCAAGATTACGCTTTTCAAGGCCGTGGATATTCCCGCCTTGCTCATGCCCTGCAGGAATTCGAAAACTTGACGGATTTTTCAACTTCCCACATTAAAAAAGCGATCAATCAGTCATCAATTACAATGTGGGTAAAACCCAGCCCGGATAATCCGGCCAGTAATCCTTTACTTGATATTACAAGGCCGGCAGGGCAAGCCCCTTCCGATTACATAGGGGCCAGCCCTACACAAAGCCCCCTTGATGATATTTCCGAGACTATGGATCTGTCATATATTCCATTACCTGAGGCAACGATTACCCAGCCGGGATCCGTGGGAGTGTTCAACCTGAAGGAAGGGGAAAGCCTCGAGCCCTTCAGGGATACAACCCCAGCCCAGCAATACGATCGGTTTGTTGATTCGTTTTGTGCATATCTGGCAGCCTCTTCGGGAATGCCGATCGAAATTCTATTAATGAGATTCAATCAGAATTATTCAGCTTCCCGGGCAACCCTGATCCTGTTCTGGAGAATTGCCCAGATATGGAGAGCTGAGATCGAGGCTGATTTTTTAAGGCCGATATATGAGGCATGGTTGGAAGGGGAAATTGCAGCCGGCAGAATTCAGGCCCCGGGCTGGCAGGATCCGAGATTACGGGCCGCCTGGCTTTCGTGTGCATGGATCGGATCACCTATGCCAAATATTGATCCGCTGAGAACTGCAAAGGCGGATAAAACATATATTGAAATCGGGGCCCAGGATCTTGATCGGGTTGCCCGAGAGAAAAACGGAACGGACGGCAGAGCAAACAGGGCAAAACTTGCCAGGCAATACAAAGAATTGCCCTTGCCCCCGTGGGAAATAAAATAAAAAGGAGGATCGGAAATGGCAGGGCCTTCAATTATAGAAGTGGGGATCAGTGCATGGGTAAAGGTTGCCGATGCAGTACAACAGGGGCATATCTGGATCATGGATGCAGAACCGGAGGCATTTTTTCAAACGTGGGTTGATGCTGGAGATCCGGCCCCTACTGATATGAGTACAGCCAGAAAGATCGACGGAAATCATTTGCCAATTTCTTCAAGTAGAGACATTGACGTTTACATGATTTGTCAAGGTGTCTCTGGAAAGATCCGGGTGGACGTATGAAAGGGGCTTGTGCATGTACTGAAGCAATCGGGCCGGGGCTGCCTTACGGATCAGTTTCTGGAGGAAGCCTTGCAATTTATGACAACATAGGCAAAGGGGATTTTATACACTGCAACGAAAATCAGCCGGGGACATATACGGCAGATGGATCGGAAGTAAGGCCTTACAAGGATCTGCCGTCTGCGATCGCTGCAGTGACTGGAACGAAAAGAACGATCATACTATGGCCGGGGACTTATGATCTGGGATCTGAGGAAATAACAATACCCACAACAGGGGATCTGATAGTAAAAGGCTTTGCTCGTGAATCTACGTTGATCACATGCACAAGGAACGTTTTTGCAGGGGCAAGTTTAACGGGCAATATTAGATTTGAAAATATAACTATTCAAACAACGGTTTCAGATAATACCGGCAGCCATACCGGATCGGATGATCAATCAGTCCTTACGGATTCCGGCAAAAGCTGGGCAGATGATGAATTCATTGGAAAGATTATAAGAAATCTTACAGATGGATCAGAGGGAGTGATCACAGATAATACAGGAACAACGATCACGGCAACCCTTTCAGGGGGTACGGATAATGATTGGGATAACGGTGATCTGTATGAAATCGTTATTTCGGCCGTTGACGTTGACGGAATAGCAGCATTAAAAAATCTTTATATATTCAATTCAACCCTGATCGCGCCTGCAAATGCATATGCATTAAAATTAAAAGACATGCCAGTATCTACGCAATCCGGTTTTGATGCTGCAATATTAACAATTTATGGCCGTATACAATGGGATAATACAGTGATCAGTTTACACGGGGCAACCGTGTATGGAATAGGCCTTTCAAGCTCACAAACGGAACTTGACATAAAAGGATGTGGGGGCTTTATTAATGACGTTGTAGTTGTAGTTCAAGGCGGCCAGGGAGTTGTAATTGATAACAAAATGACAGGGGCCGGGCTTCAGTTCCGGGCACATTCGATCTTCACGCAATCCGGAAATGAATATTCATTGACACTATTAAACGGGGCAACCCCGAGTTATTCGGATCTTGATATTTCAAATAATATTTCAAGCAATGAAATTTTAGTTGATGCATCAACGCTAAATATTAATAACGCAAAATATGACAAGAGTGATGTTACATTGCAGAACGGGGGATCAATAGTATTACATACTCCGGCCAGTCGGATCGATAATGATTCAACGGTTTCCGGATCTACTGTTGAAAATGCCCTTGACACTCTTGACAGCGGAAAAGAGCCAGCCTTTTCAAAAAATACAGCCTTTAATAAAAATTTCGGAACTGGATCGGGTACAGTATGCGAGGGGAATGATTCAAGGCTTTCTGTAATATGGCAGGCCGATCTCAGCTTGGCAGGGGCAACCCCGGCAGCTTCAGACGTTTCAAGCTGGCCTGATGGTGCAAGGGGGATCGGAATAGGGACAGATTCAAGTTACTGGCTGATTTATCGCATTGACGGATCAAATATAAAATCAGTTCAGTTGACATAATGGGGGAACGTATGAACAGCCGGATCATGGAAATAAAGGAGAACGGAATACATATAAACTGGAAATATTTACTTATTGGAATCATAGTAATATTTGCAGGCGGGGGATCATGGTTCGGGATCGCGTTAGCTACGAAAGATCAAGTTGATGACAAAATACAGATTCAAGCTGAAAAACAAAAAAATACAGACACGGCCCAGGATGCAGCAATAAAAGAAAATTCAAAAGAAATCCATGAAGTAAAGGAAATATCCGGGCAAGTGAAATTTAAATTGAATGCAGTTCAGGAAGTTCAGCACAGACAGATCGCCCGGGATGAATCAAGACGTTTGACGGAAAAGATCCGAAGTAGGCAACGCAGAGAAAACGATTACGATCGGATCTATAATCTGAATATAAAAAGACTGAAGGCAGGAAAAGATCCATGCTCGGATCTTTCCTGTAATTGAGGGCAGACAATGGAAAAAATTTATGCTTGTGAAGAGACGGCCTTGATTGATTATCTTGAAGCCGTTTTGAGTATCTCAGATCGAAATGTCGAGGCCGCTGATCTCGGCCCGGTTGAGTTTCCTGTAATATTTGAGGAAACGGAGGAAGGGGAAAACGCAACGATCGAGATCTCCGGAGTTCTGAGCAGAACCGGGCCCCCTCCGATCGCTCAGTTATTCGGGATTCAGGGAACGGCCTATAATGACATAATCAAGGCCCTTGACATGATCGGCCAGCGGGAAAAAATCAGAAATGTAAAAATTCTGATGAATACCCCAGGCGGGGAAGTATCCGGCCTTGACGAAGTATGGCAGGCCGTTCGAAATCTGGGCCAGAAGAAAAATATAACTGTAGTAAATACGGGCCTCTTAGCCTCTGCCGGATATTGGATAGCCTCAGCGGCTGACACGATCGAGGCTTCAAGCCCTGTAAATCTGACTGGATCGATCGGGGTTGTTATTGCTCAGATAAATAACAGGGAAATGCTGGAAAAACACGGGATCAAAAGGGTTGAAATTATCTCGAGAAATGCCCCGGACAAAAGGCCGGACGGAACAACAAAACGAGGCCGGGCAGTTCTTCAAGAGGAGGCAGACGCGATCGAACGGGTTTTCATAGGCCGGATTGCTGAAGGCAGGGGGATCGAGGCTGCAAAAGTCAAAAAGGATTTCGGGCAGGGCCGTGTAATGGTTGCCTGGGATCCCGAAAAAGGCAAGGAATCAGCCATAAAGGCCGGAATGATCGATCGGGTTGCCCTGGGGCATAACAGAGTTATTGAAGCCGGGGAAGGAATGCCGGCCGTTATGAAGGCCTTGATCAATGCTGCAGATCAGGAAGAAGCCGAAATGTCAGCCGGGGCAACTTCCTTCAAGGATTATCCAATCGCGGATCGGCCCTGGGATGCAACGGCAGCGGATCGGCGCATGAGGCAGGCAACCGGATCGGCTGATAAGCCTTCAGCTTCATACAAAAACGGTTTTTTCTGGTATGATTCTGAAAATGCTGAAAATTTCACGGCTTACAAATTGCCGTTTGTGGATATTGTTGACGGCCGGCCCCATGCTATCAGGCGGGGTGTATTTGCTGCAAATGGAGCAATGAAAGGGGCCCGTGGGGGTGTACAGATTCCGGCAGGGGACAGAACAGCCGTTCAGAGTCACATTGACAAATATTTGCAAAAGATCAATAAACAGGATCAGCAGAAACAAACAAAAGGAGAATGTGAAAAAATGACACTTCAGGAAGTAATCAAGGAAAATCCGGAACTTGGAAAAGAGATCGAAGATCTCAGGGCTGAAGCCCACAAGGCCGGAAGGGAAGAACTGCAGAAAACCATTAATCAGGCCCTGAATTATGTTGAATCTGAAAAATACAACGATTCAATCAAAGACATGGGTTTTGATGTAATCAAGGGAAATATGGATCTTCCGTCATTGCTCGGGGCCGTTGCGTTCTATGACAGAACCCAGGCCCAGAAAGATGTTCAGGAAGCTGCAGAAGATTCGGAAGGGATCAGGCCAGTGCCCCCTCAGAACGCAGAACCTACGGGATCAGATCCTGGAGAAATAAATACGGAGGAGGATCACCTTGCTGAAGTGATCAGATTCAAAAAAGAAGTACAGGGCATAAGGCCCACAGAATAAAGGAGTGTAAAAAATGCCAGAGAATTCAACAACCGTTGAAAATCTCCCGTTCTGGCTGGGTGAAAGTGCCCTGTATAAGGACGCGGAGACAGTTGCACAGGATGCCGGCAGAACTGCAGACATGGTTTTCGGTACTGTCATGGCCTACGATCCCACGAATGAAAAGTGGGTTCCGTGGACAGATGAAACGGCAACGGATGGAACGCAGTTTCCAGCCGGGATCCTACTTGATACGCTTGCAACCGCTGACATAGTAGCCGGCGATGTTTCAAACGTTTCAATACTAGTCGGAAACCAGATCGTTCCGGCCGGGCAGGTTGTTTTTGAGAACAGCTTGACGGCTGACACGATCGTAAACGTGCCAGCAAATCTTAATAAGGCAGCCTGGCAGCTTCTGAGCGCGATCGGGATCTTCCTTGAAGATACGATCCAGACTTCAGTTGCATAAATAGGAGGACATAAAATGCCACATTATGGAACTGTACCGAATGCCGTGGATGCCTATACACGCTACATGGTTGAAGTTTTCGATTACAGGCAAATAATCGGAGTGCCTACAGGCTTTCAGGCTTTTTTCGGCCAGAATGCAGCAAGTAAAACGAGATTCAGCCCCGACGCGGTTGATATTGACATTGATCTTGTGAAAGCCTCAGGCGAAGAACTGGCAGCAATTCTACCCCGTGGAAAAGTAGGCCGAAGCCTGGGATCAACCCAGAAAAATACAAGCCTGCCAGAGTGGAAGAACTACAACAGAACTTTTCCACTGGTTGAAGAGGAAGGCGGAATTGATGCAAATCAGCTCCTTTTCAGGGTTCCCGGTGAATCTTCATATTCAAATCAAAGAACCTTGGATCGTATGCGTTATTTGTTTCTTGAAAATCATCAGGAACATGTCAGGCGGATCGTCCGGCTTTTTGAGTATATGGCTTCACAGTCAATATTAACCGGAACCATGCCGGCCGGAGCTGGAGAAACATACGATTTCCAGAGAAACGCAAACTTAACCCAGGGAGTAGGAACAACCTGGCTGGATGCAAACGCAACCCCGATCGCAGATATTGAAGGGGCTTGCCAGGATCTGAGGGAAATCGGATACGTAACCCCGGATATGATCGTAATGGCTGATGATACGATCAACGCGTTTGTTACTAATTCAGACGTTCAGAACCTTGCAGATAACAGACGGTTTCAGCTGATCGACGTGAACAGCAATCCAGTTCCTTCAAGGTTCATGAAGTTTGTTGACGGAGGATTCAGGCCCAGGGGCAGAATTCAGACGCCGGCAGGCTGGGATCTCTGGCTGTTCTCTTACGTTGACGGATATACTGATTCAGGCGGATCCTTCACTAAGTACATGACAGACGGGTATTGCCTGATCTGTTATTCAGAGGCCAGAAACGATCGCTATTTCGGGCCCCGTGAAAGAATGCCGATCACTGCCCAAGAAATGGCATGGTATCAGGAACTTTTCGGGATCAATATGAACAGGCCCCAGCTTCCCCCGCAGATAATGGGAAGCCCGGCAGTTGTTCCAGTTGAGGCCTTTTATTTCGATGCGTATCCGCCAGCAAATAAAAAATCAGTTACTGTAAGAACCCAGGCGGCCCCGATTTTTGCAAACGTTCAAAGCGATGCCTTCGCAGTTCTTACAGGTTGCGCGGATGCCCCATAAACAGAGGAGGAAGTAAAAATGTTCTGGAATGATAAAAGATCCGTATTGCGCGGAAACAGTGGCAAGCTGTACAGATACGGGGATTCAATCCCCATGACTGAAGTGTCGGACAAAAGGAAAAAAACCCTTATGAAATCCGATCACATTACGGAAAGCAAGGCAGCCCCTGAGCCTAAAAAGCCGGAAAAGAAAAAGGCTAAAAAGGCAAAGGAGTAATTTAAAATGAAGCTGCCCAAGGGAGTAACAGTTTGCTGGAATAAACGAGTTTTCAAAAACGAGATCCCCGAGGAAATTGCAAAGACAATGCCCAAGAAAATGAAGGAATCTCTTGAAAAGAAAACCGGAAAACCAAAGCAAACAAAAAACGATAAATGACAAACCTAAGGGAACTGGCAGAAATGGATCTTGCCGATACGCTGGAGGATCCTAAAAACTGGGGCCTTCCGGTTGTATTAAAAGATCCAGACGGGGTAGAGCAGAACGTAAACGGCCAGATACTTTATGATACGATTGTAGAAAATCCAGCCACAGGCGGAGAAATGATCGTTCATAAACCTGTTGTCACCGTGAGACGTTCCAGCCTTTCCCGTGTGCCAGTTCCCGGGGAAAAATGGAGCGTTCAGATCCCTATTACTCCAGATCCTGAAGCTGATAAAGTAACCTATCTGTTAGGCCGTCCATCCGAGGACGGGGGATCGCTGGGTTTTATTCGGTTGTATCTGATTAAGGCAGAGCAAGAGGCCCCATAAATGGCAGAGATGAATTTTGAACTTGTCAGGGATGCAATTGAAGATCTGTTAATTTCCAAAGCTGGAACGGATTTCAGGGTGATCTCTGCTCAGACTCGGGCCCAGGCAGCTGAAGAGGTAAAGGACAATAATCGATCGGTTGAAGTGTATTACAGTCAAGGGGATTTCCCCCAGGGCCAGGGATCTTTATCTGGCCCGATGACTCATGAAGTGACATTCAAGATCGATCTTACAGCCTCAGCCGCTGCAAAAGGAGATCTTGCAACGCTGGAAAATCCAGCGGCAACGCCGGCCGAAATTGCTGCAGCTCTAACAGGATTTAAAAAAGCCAGGATCGAGGCTGACAGATCACTTGACGAATTATGGCGGCTTGTATGGCAAGCCCTTATGGCAGCAAGTTCGATCGATCTCGAGATGAGCAGAAAGATTGCCAGCCGCTGGCTTACAAATTACCGGAAGGATACACCGATCACACATGGGGAACTTGTGGTATTAACGGGATCGGCTGATTTCACCTGCAAGATTGAAGAGGAAACAACCGGATTGATCCCGGTAACTCCGGATCCCGCTGAGTTTGATACTGAGTTACAAGTAACTCATGATCCGGACGGAGTAATTGACGACAAAGGAAAAGCCGGGGTTTATGTGGAAAATCCGGCATAAAGGAGGTTAGGAAATGCCTTTGACAAATTCAAGCCTTGCCCCGGCCGTGGGGGCTGCCGTTGAAAATGTACAATTTCAGGCAGCTGCCCAGGTTCTGAGCAGGAAAATACTTTTAATCGGAACTTACGATCCAGCGAAAACCGGAATTACTCCGGAGGATCCGTTTTTAATTACAAGCCCTGAAGATGCAGCGGCAAAACTTGGCTTTGGTTTTATGCTTCACCGTATGGCCAAAGCTGCAAACGCAGGATCCCAGGGGGTTGAAACCTGGGTAATGCCTCAGGCGGAGGCAGGCGGGGCAACGGCTTCAGCGGGTAGCATTGATTTTGCAGGATCTACACTTACAGAAAACGGAACAATTCATTTATATATTGGAGGGGATGCAGTTCCGATCGTAGGGGCCAAAGGGGACGACGGGGCAGCCCTAGCAACAAAAGCCGTTGCAGCCATTACGGCAGATCCTGATCTGCCTGTTACCGCTGCAGTAGGAACCCCGACAAGCTTGATCGATATTACCTGTAAATCAAAAGGGCCTTTTGGTGATGATATTGCTTTATCATTCAATCAGGGCTTTATGGAATCCGATCCGGCCGGCCTGGCTTATGCCGTTGTTGATATGACAGGCGGGGCAGGAATTCCGGATATTGACGACGCCCTTGACGCTACAGGAACCGGAGACGATCAGAATGAAGCGTATTACACGGATGTATTACACGGATACGGCCTTGATTCTACAACCCTGGATAAACTGAGCGTTTACAACGGGGAAGCAAACGATTTCCTTGGAGACTATTCAAAAACCGTTTCAAGGCCTTTCAGATCTCTGAATGGAGATACAACCCCAGGATCCGGGGGATTAAGCACACTACTCGCACTGGGCAACGGAAGGAAAAGCGATCGAACAAACGGAGTGATTGCAGTTCCTGCAAGCCCTAATCATCCGGTTGAAATCGCTTGCCTTGCTCTGGGTACAGCTGCCCGGCTGAATTCAAACAGGGCAGAAGAACACGTATTAGGCAAGATCCTTTCTGGAGTATTTCCAGGGGCAAAGGCCGATCGGTGGACTTCAGACTATGACGATCGGGATACGGCAGTAAAAGCCGGAATCAGCCCCACAAGGGTTAGATCGGCAAGTGTGTACATGCAAAATCTTTTAACGTTCTATCATCCGGATTCTGTCCCTTCAGCTTCAAACGGATACAGATCCATGAGGGATATAAGCATAATTCAAAATATGCTGTATAATCTGAGGCTGACTTTTGAACAAGAAAAATGGCAGGGCTGCAGCATCGTTGAAGACGTTGCAAAAGTTGGATCGCTCACAGACAGGGAAAAGGCCAGGGATATTGATGCTGTTCTTGACGAATTACTTGCCCTTACAAATTCCTTTTATGATCTTGCCTGGATTTATTCAACCGGATTTACGATCGATAAATTGAAGGCTGGAGGATTGATCGAAATAAGGCCAGGGGGTAAGGGCTTTAACATGCGGCTGCCTGTTCTGTTCTCCGGGGAAGCCTGGATATATGACGGCCTGATCCAGTTCGATACAGCCTTGACGGTTGTACTGTAAGAGGAGGATAAAAAAATGAAAGTAGGCGGATCAATCAGAAAATTGACGATCGAGGGGATCCCCTTTGACGTTATGGCAGACGCTAATTTTTCAGAGGTGTTTTCAAATTATGAAAATGAAGTTATCCCCACTTCTGGAAAAGGAATGCGCAGAATGGTAAAACGTGTTCCAGTGATCGAGGGGGTTGTATTGGCAACCTCTGGAGCTGATCGGGAGCGTCTCAGATCTTTTAATACCCAGCTCGGGGACGTAAAATATTCATATACCAACGCAGCTGGAGACACGGCAAAAGCTTCAGGAACATTCAACATTGAAAATAATGAAAGTGAGGCCAACAGAACAACGATCACTCTAATGCCGGCCGATGAATGGACGGTATTTCTTGCAAGCTAACTGAAGCCCAACTTTCCCACAAAAAACCTAAACAGAGGAGGAAGCGATCATGAATGATCAAGCCAAAAGAGAATTAACCGAAGTGATTGAAGGGCCGAAGATCTCAAAAGAGAACGCAACGGCAATATTTAACAAGCTCGTTAAATATTACGATGTTGATCCGGAGGATTTCGGAAGCCGTAAAGATTTGAAATCGTCTTTTGAATATGTTTCCACAAGACTGATCAGAGCCATAAAAAACGGAGATCTTGAGATCAAAGACGAAAACGGAACGCCGATCGTTTATCAGCATTTAAGAAAGCCCCCGGCAGAGCTGAAGGGAAGCACAATAAAATATAAGGAACTTGACGGAAATTGCCGGGCAGCAATGAAAGATACTGACAACGATAATATGAGAAATCAAATGTTGATTGCAGCCCTGATCGGGGAGGATGTATCAATAATTCTGAATTTCAAAAGCAAGGATCTTTCAATTGCGGAGTATCTTGCATCTTTTTTTATGACTGTGTGATCGACAAGATCGATCAATATATCGGAAATTTAATACACTTGGGGATCCAGCCCCGGGAAATTGAAGCAATGCCATTTCATAAAATGAAATACTATAACGGCTGGCATAAGATTTTTAAAAGAGCCTGGGAAAGTGATTAATGCCTGATGCAGTAGTAACAACTAAGTTCAAGGGCAAGGATCTATTATCCAGAACCTTCAAGCGTATGGGGGCCGCTGCTCAGAAGTTTGCAAACAGCTCGGATCGATCTTTCAGACGGGCCAGCCGATCAGCCAGCCAGTTCAAAAGTATAACCGGGGGAATTCTTACAGCCGGATTGATCAGCCGGGGCATGGGGCTTGCCAGCCGTGGGATCAGAGGGGTTACAGAAGAGTTTATAAATTTCGATCAGGCTATTACTGCAGCATCTGCAAAATTTCCAGAGAAAATAGGCAGGGGATCGGACGAATTCAAGGCCCTTCAAAAAGTTGCCCGGGACGTGGGAGCAAATACCAAATATTCTGCAACTGAGGCAGCGGCCGGACTGGATTTCCTTGCAATGGCCGGATTTGACGCAAAACAGGCAATGGCAGCCCTTCCCAGGCTCACAGATCTTGCAACGGCTGGAAACATGGATCTTGCCCGGGCCTCTGATATTGCATCTGATGCCCTGGGGGCCTTCAATCTCATGTCAAAGGATTCGGCCAAGCTAGGGGAAAACCTGGGCCGGATTAATGATGTTATTGCCAAAACGATCACAAGTGCAAACCTCACAATGGAGGATTTTTATGAAACCATGAAGGACGGGGCCCCGGTTGCAACGGCTGCAGGGGCCAGCCTTGAAGAGTTTTCCGCCTTAATGGGTGAAATGGCAAACGCTGGAATCAAAGGAAGCAAGGCAGGAACCACATTAAAAAATATGTATCTGCAGCTTCAAAAACCTGGAGATGATGCAAAGAAAATATTTAAAGATCTGAAGCTGGAGATCGTTGATTCTGAAACCGGGGCCCTTAGGCCTATGATCGACATTCTGGGAGATCTAGGGGATAAAACAAAAGACTGGGGCAAGGCCCAGCGGGGGGCAGCAATTGAGACGATATTTGGAAAACGAGCGATTGCCGGAACTTCGGTTTTACTTGCTGCCGGCCGGGATAAATTAAAGGCTTACGAAAAAACCTTGATTGATGCCAAAGGGGCAGCCGGAGAAATGGCCCAGGAGATCGAAAAATCACTTGGAAACAAATTACTTGCCCTGAAATCTGCAGCGATCGAAGTAGGTTTAAAATTCTTTGATGCATTTGAAAAGGAAATTCCGGGGGCCATTGATAAGGCGATCGCAGCTGTTAGGAATTTTGATGTAAAGCCGTTTGTTGATGCTGCAAAGACGTTTATGGATATTGTAAAATGGGGCTGGAAACATCGGGATATTCTGGCCGATCTTGTCAAGGGCTGGATTGCCTATAAGCTTGCATTAAAAGGAGTTCTTATGCTTCAGGCCGGGGCTGGCCTGTTGAGCATTGCCAGAGGGGCCCAGGCTGCAGGGGCTGCAGCTGGAGGGGCAACGAAATTGCTGGGCGGAGTAGGGGCCGGGGGATTTCTGGGAACCGCTGGATTGATCGCCGGGGTTGCGTCGATCTGGGTTGTAGCCATTGATCGAATGATTAACGCAACGGAAAAATTAAAAAACGGTTATTCTGAAGTTATCCGCATGAGTACAGACGTTGAACAGAAAACAAAGAATGTAAAACATTTGATCGATAAGACAATGAAAAGAGTTCCAAAACAGAAAAGAAAAGGGCCAAAACCTCAGCGGCCAACAATGCGGGAATTAAGCCCGATGGAATTTCTTGAAGAGGCTGCCAGGCCTAAGGAAACATCAATTGAAGAACGGCAAAGGCGGGAAAAACAAAGGCGGGAAAGGATGGAATCCAGGGAAGCCCCGAATAAAACAGAGGTTGAAGCAAGGAAGGCAGAAGTAAATTTAAAACAGTATATTGATGTAAATGCACCCCCTGGAACCGAAGTAAAAAGCCGGACGGAATCCAGGCAGGCTGGGAAAGTTGATACAAATATTTCCGGCCTTAATAAATTTATGTGAGGTTATTAAATGGCCTTTACTGATGATTACGAAAGTTTACTGAATGCCCTGGGGCTTGGCCCTAATGACTGGAGGGAACGCCTTAAACCATATATGGAATTCAAAAGCCCAGAGGGATCGGAATTCAAAGCCAAATGGAGGGGAAGCCCCCGGACGGTATCAAAAAAATTAGGGATCTTTTCATATCCCAAAGTCAAAGGGGATGTTGTTGAGGATATGGAAGTTTTTTCAAATCGCTTCAGGCTGACTTTTTATTTTGACGGGGATAATAACGATAAAACGGCAGCTGCCTTTTTCTATGCGATCAAGGAATCCGGAACATGGGAGATCAATCATCCTGTACACGGTTTTTTTGAACTTCAGCCGATCTCTGTTGAGGAAATAGATAACCCTGTAGAATCTGGAAATATTACAGAAATATCATCAGAATGGATCGAGCCTATCGATCCGGATACAGAACAAACGGCCCGAGAGTTGGCCGGCATAGTTGACGGGCTCGGGGATGATCTCGGGCTGGGGGCCCTTCAGGCCTTTGTGGATGCTGTAAACACGGCCTCAGAGACGTTGGAAAAAACCTTATCATTGACTGCGATGGCCATTGAAAACGGCTCAGAGAAGGCCCTGAGCCCTTTAACGGCCGTTAATGACTTGATCTATAATACCCAGCTTGCAACTCAGCGATCCTTACAGAGGATTTACAATGCCACTGTACTTGATAGCCAGGCCCTGGGGGCTCAAATGCAAGATCTGCTCAGAAACCCCAGCCTTGCAATATCTGATATTGATGCCCGGTTATCTTATTACGATGATATGCAAGACGAACTTTTTGACACGTTGCCCGGGGGCCTGAATAGCCAGATCCCCACTACTGCCCCGGCCAATCAAAAGAAAAATTCTACTTTGACTTGTGAACTGGGCCTGAATGCAGTTACGCAGGCCAGATCCCAGATTGCAATTACAGGCCCCCTGAAAACCCGGGCTCATGCCGTGGGAATTGCCGAAGAAATCCTTGATCGATTCAATGCGATCCATATAAAACTCGAGGAAGTACAAACGGATCTTTCAGATCAGCTCATAGAAAATCAATATTTTGCAAATGGGGCCTATGGCCTGGCTTCAAATCTCGTGGGGCAAACAGTGAGATATTTATTACTTGCAGCTTTCGATCTGAAGGTTGAAAGGAAATTCACACTTGACAGGCCCAGGGCCCCGATCGAGATCGCCGTTACTGAATACGGGGATCTGGGCTCAATTGATGATATTTACGATCTGTTTATTGAATCAAACGATCTCCAGGGGGATGATCTTTTATTGCTGCCGGCAGGCCGGCAGGTTGTAATTTATGTGTAAAAAATGGGTGCATTAGATTCGTTAAAAAACAGCCTTTTGGAACTTGCCGGGATCACAATATCCGGAAAGGATAAAAACGAATTTACCCTGATTGTTGACGGAACGGAATTAAGGGTAGAATCAGCCCGGTTATTAAGAACAATGGACACGGCAGCGGATGGATTTACAGCGGTTAGGAATTTCGATCCGTTTGATGAAAAAATATCCAAGCTGTTTATTCCTTACCAGTATTTACCTTCACAAGTTTATCTCGGGGGGTTACTTGGCCTGAATGGAATTTTATACAGTGTAAGCCCTGAGGTAAGTACAGACGGAAGGCGGATTGAGCTTGAAGGCTGGACACCTACGGCCGATATTGTTGATTGTAATATAAACGTTGCAACCTGGGATCAGTACCCAGCGGCCAAATATGAAAGGAATAACGTTACACTGGGGCAACGGGCAACGGAATTGCTGGAACCTCTGGGCCTTGACGTAGTTGATGAATCAGGGGATTCAGAGCCATTTGACAGGGTAACGGCAGAGCCAACAGATACGATCCTTGATCACCTTGTAGGCATGGCCGGCCAGCGGGGGATCCTCGTTTCATGCACAAATCAAGGGGAATTATTGTTTACCAAGGCAAATACAACAGGAAAGCCGATCGGAACTATTGAAGAGGAAGATCCCCCTTATCTTGATATGTCGATAAAATTTGACGGCCGGGCCAGATTTTCAACCTATAGAGCGATCGGGCAATCTCCGCAAACCTCACCGAAGGGAACACCCTATACAATCTGGAAAACTGGAACCGCTGAGGATTACGCAGTGACAAGATCCAGATTTACGGCCTTTAATGCTGACAATGCCAATATGGGGAATGTTGAAAAGGCTGCAAAATGGAGAAAAAATAAAACTCTTGCTGATGCCCTTACAATTCCCTTTCCGGTTTCTGGTTGGTATGCCCCTGATGGATTTTTGTACGAACCAAACAGGCTGATCACTGTCAAAAGCCCTACTTTATTTATTCCAGACGGCTTTGACTTTCTGATCCGGGCAGTTGAGTACAGCTTTGAGCCCGAGGGAACCCGATCAACATTATACCTAGTGCCCCCTAATGTTTACACCGATCGGGATCTTGTCGAACCGTGGGCAGCTGCAAAGGCGGAATTTTTAACAGAGGGATTACTTGAAAAATTACAGAGTGAATTATGATTCAGTTAATGATCGGCATAGTTAAGGAAACAACGATTTCAACGAATCGATCCGGAGGTGTTCCGGTTAGGCTTGCAACTGTTGAACTGACTGATCCCCAGGATCTTCAAACGATCCAGATTTATACAAAAAATGGAGAAGATTACAACCCGGCCCCAGGCAGCAAGATTGCTGTTTTATATGCCGGCAGAGCCTGGGGGATCGGAATTGCGATCGATGATGAAATATTACCAGAGGCAGAGCCAGGGGAAAAATATATCTATGCTCTGGATCCCACTGGATCGGCAATCGTTGCAAGTATAAAATTATTAAACACGGGATCGGTTGAAATTGCCGGCCTTTCGGAATTCGGAAAAATATCAATAAATGAAAAAGGAACGATCAGGGCAGAAAACAGGTTTGGATTCTGGGAAATAAACGAGCTGACTGGACAATTTAACGTAAATGATAACTTTACGGTTGATGTATAATGGCACTTGAATTGATACTAGTTGAAGGGGGCAGCCTGGATCACGGATCCGGATCTCCCATATCAGGCGGATCGTTTGTGATAGAATCAAACCCGTCTGATAAAAACAAATTACAAGGAAAAGGAGTTTATAGGGACACCTTAGAATATTCTTTCAGCGGGGGATCGGCCTCAGGATATGTTGCAGGAAGTATCAGAACAGTGGTAGATCAGGAAATAGAACCCACGGCAATTTATACCAAGGCGGATGGAAAAGAAGTTATAAGGGAAGGAGACACGGGGACAATGAATGCGATCGGAGACAACCCGAGCCCCCCGCCTGCAACGTTGCCGATCGCTGGCCCGGTTATTGTTTCAGATGCCGGGCAGGATAAGGGGCGCGGACAATGACAGAAAATTCAAAATATTACGAAGGCGATCCGAAAATGATCTTGACTGAAAATGGATCTGATATTCCGTTCAAAGGCGGCCAGCCCACAATGGATCGAGGCCTTGAAAATGCTGTTATGATTTCTTTTTTTACCCGGCCCGGATGGTGGGGAAATAAATTAATGAGAAAACCAGAACAGAAGATCGGATCCAACGTTGAAGAACAGGCACAAAAACCAATTAACCTTGACGCGATCAATGATATGAGATCAGCAATGGATCGGGCGGTTGAATGGATGACTAATACAAGGGTTGCAAGTGAAATTGAAAACAGGGTTTCAAATCCTAGAAATAATAATTTAAGGGCCGTTTCACTGATTAAGCCCCCGGATCGTGATGTTCAACTTATACTGTTGAATAAATACGGGGATAACTGGATCAATCAAAAGATCGATCCTGCATATTTGAGGTTATAAAATGCCGTTTCAATTGCCTACAAGTCAGGAAGTTTATGAAAGATCCCTTTCAAATTATGAAAGCCGGCTGAATCAAAACAGCCCCCTTGCTGATAAAGCTTTTTTGCGTGTTCTGGCTGCCGTTGATACCGGAAATTATACAGAATTAAACAGGTATGCAGCTTTTCAGATCGAGCAAACTTTAGCACTTACGGCCAAAGGAACAAGGCTTGAAGATATTGGCAGCAATTACGGAGTTACAAAAACCCCGGCCGTTCCGTTTCAATGCACTGGCAGACTTCGGAATGATTCAGGATCGCCGATCTTGGTTGAAGGAAATACATTATTGATCGGAGATTCAAACGGCCTGAGGTATGTTACAGATCAGGATTATACCGTTCCAGCCTCTGGATTTATTGACGCCGGCATAACTGCCCAGGTTGCCGGGACGGCTTCAACCCTTCCGGATACTGAGACGTTATCAATTGCAAATCCCATAACAGGAATTCAAACGGTTGTCTCAATTGTAACTGTTGATCAAATTGGAATTGATCAGGAATCTGAAGAAAGTTACAGGAGAAGGGTATTAAACGAAATAAGAACAACAGGCGGAGGAGGCAACGGGGTTGACTATAGAACCTGGGCAGAGCAAACGCCTGGAGTTGAAAGGGCCTTTCCTTATTCATCAGCCCCGATTTATCCTTTGACTACTTTTGTTGATGGAGATTGCGAAGATCCCACAACTGCAGCCTGGACACCTACAAACGGGGCTTTGTTAAGCAAGGTTACTACTTCCCCACATGGAGGAGTTCGGGCCCTTAGGGTAACAAGGAACGGCTTGAATTATCCGGGTGCATATCAGGATTGTATTGAAACAGGCAAAAGATACAGGCTCAACGGCTGGGCTCGATCTGATGGTAATGCCTATCCGATTGTTTTGAATTACTGGGATTTGCCTTTATGGCTAGGGGATCTTTCTACTTCATGGCAAGCATTTGACGTGGTTTTTGAAGCCGTCGACGATCGCTTGTATTTCGTAGGTTTTACAGCTTCAGATCCTGATTATGTTGATTTTGATGATATGATCGTAATTCGCGAATTGCTGCCCGGAGATCGAACGGTGTATATTGAATGCGATTCCACGATCGATCCGGACGGGGTGCCCCCTAGTTCTTTGTTAGATGATGCAAGGCAATATATAAATTATGATCCGGTTACTGGAAAATCACGGCCCCCGCTGGGGCATACAAACGAAAATCTTGAAGTTCTGCCGATTTTCAGAACTGTTGTTTTTGTTGAAATCAGGGGCCTGATTGTAGATCCCGGGGTTGAAGCTCAGGTAAAATCTGAACTGGACGACGCAGTTGATCAATATTTCAGATCGGTTGTTCCATTTGTTGACGGGGTTGATCCTGTAATAACCCGAAATGATACGATCACAGATATAAACGTTTCAAGGGTTGTTCAAGATATTCTGGATCCTTACGGAGCAAATGCCAGCGGGATCGGAATAGGGATCGAACCTGATGTATTTTTAGGATCCTATATGTTATCAATGGGGGAATTAATAAAGCTGGATCCAGGGGGAATAATTTATGTCCCTTGATATGAGACACACACTTGACGCTTTATTACCAGACGGGCAGTTATGGAACCCGGATCCGGACGGTGATTTTGACAAGTTACTTGACGGGAAGGCGGACAATGCAAAAGATTCATATGATTTTATGCAGGCCCTTGCATATGTAAGAGAACCGTATAAAACCACGGCCCTTGAAGATCTTGAATATGAATATGGAATATTAAGCCAGGATAATTTATCAGAAGAGGTAAGGCGGCAGCAACTTCATTCAAGGGTTTATGCAAAAGCCGGCTTTGGCCTGGATTATATGCAGCAAAGGATCCAGGATGCAGGTTTTGATCTTGTGGTTCAATCGAATGATCCGGCGATCGATCCTAATATTATATTAGGAACTAGATACTGGGTAGTTGCAGGCGGGGATATTGCCTATGCAGGTTATAACCTGGGCGGCCCGATCCTTGCCCGGGCCGGCTGGGATGCAGGCGGGGAACTTATAGTAAACGGGGAATTACTCGGGCCTTGTGGGCTTGCTCCTTTTCCTATGGCCTGCCAGGCCCCAGAATATTTATGCGTTGCCGGATATGCCGGCATGGTTGCAAACTCGAGATATTCCCCGGCTGGATATTTCCTTGCAATGAAAAGACAGATACAAGTTTATCCAGTTCCAGATCGGCCCGGCCGCTGGCCGTTAATTTTCTTTGTTGCAAAATCCTTCAGCGGCTGGGATCTTAATCCCCCGGTTCCTCGGGCCGTCCCTGGGGATGTTCCTAATGAAAGGGTTCCAGAGCTGAAGAGAATTATTTTGAGACATAAGCCCCTGCATACGTGGGCCGGGCTGATAATAAATTACATATAAAAAACGGAGGAAAATAAAATGATAGATTACCAAACCACGATCCCTTATACCGTGGGAGCTTTTCCGAATACAGTTGCACAGAATGCAACGGGCCCGGGGGCAACGGACGGAACACCCTGGATCAAATCGGTAATTGATGATCTATGGGGGGCCCGTCAAGTTCTCATGGATGAATCAAACCAAGTACCAAACGCCTTGACTGAAAGCGTGTCAAACGGATCCCAGGCATATGAAGCGATCCGGAGGATTTCAGGATATGCCGGGGAAGTTATTTTCTGGGCTGGGCAAGATAACGCCTCAGGTACATTTTCAAACCCTTCAAGTGAGGATGTAAGACTTTTGGAAATGCTGGGCCAGGGTGTTTTAATAGCAAATTATCCTGAGCTTGATAAAGTTGTTTATTGTGGGAATGCCAGAAACCCCACGGCCCCTTCATTTTATCACTCTTCAGATGCAGGCGGAGCAGTCAGAAACACGGCCGGCCCTTATTTGCAGCTGCCTGATTCTCGAGGAGTTGCAATCAGAGGATTTGATCCAACAGGGGCAGGGGCTGATCCGTGGTTTCTGGAATCTGCAACCCAGAGGGAGATCGGAGATCTGCAGCTTTCGGCCGTTTGGGCGCATTGTCACCGTACAGAATGGTGGGATGATCCAGACTGGCGGGGAATTGTATATACTGTTCAAACTGGGGACGTTGGCGGCCCGTTTGATATTTTCCAGATAACGCTTGATCCGGCAAATACTGAAGTTTTCGCTCATACAATGACTTCAACTTGTTCATATTCTTTTTTACATTCTGAGTATGAAAGCCGAATGATAAACCTTGCCTGGCGTATGTGCATCAGGTATTAAAGGAGGCCTCAAAATGAAAAGAACTGTAATAATGCAAGAAATTGACGGGATCGAGGTGATCAGGGGCTTTGATCGTCCGTGTGTGGATCCCGTTGAAACGAGGAAGAAAACAGAGGCAGCAATTGAGGCCGATCCAATCATGGAAGAAAAAAAGAACCTTGCAGATAAAAGGGATAAACTATTGAAAAAAATGGCCCCTAAAATGCAGGCCCTGATCGCTCATGATAAGAAAGGAAATATTGAAAGCCCTGAGGCCAAAAAATTGATTGTTGAACTTCAGACGATCGATCTTGAAGTGGGAGATCTTGTAATACAGATCAAAGATCTGATCAAAAGATTGAAGGATCGTTATTCAGCATTGAAGGCAGAAAATCTGGTTTATTTCGAACCCAAGATCGGCGAAGAGGTGATCGAAGATGATGAATACAATGATTTAATGGAAGCCTTCAAAAATATGGGGCCTAATCACAGACTAAAAAGAGATAAGAAAACAGTTCATGACTTCAGGGGCCTGAAATACTGGATCAAAGAAAACGGAGAATGGAACCCCAGGGAAATTAAAAAGCTTAATGAAAAGCCCCCGGCAGGCTGGAAAAAATCCGAAGAACTCACAGATCAGGATAAAGACGAAATCAGGCAGCAGATTGAAGAGGAAAGGATTTACAACCTTTCGCCCGATGCAAGGGAAAACGAAAAATCAAAAGTAATCGATCGGCTGAAGCTTACGGCCCAGGCAAAAATTACCTTTGACGCAAAGGAAGATCAGGAAAAGATCGATCAGGTACATGCCTGGCTTGAAGAACAGAAAGCCATAGTTGAAGCCAAATACAATATTTAACACCATGAAAAAAATATTTCTGCTAATACTGGCCATTCTGGCCCTGGGGGCAGCTCCGGATCTTATGGCTGATTATATCCGGGCAACCCGTGGGATCATCTGGATACTGAAGGATCAGGAAGTCAGGCCTTCAGATTATCGTTTTGCTTGTGCTGAAGATCTGGGCCGGATCATTGCTGAGAAATCCCGAAAACACGGGGTTGATATTGATGCAATGATCGCCCTGGCTTTTACGGAATCTTCCTTTCATATGGATGCAGTAGGCAAAAAGGGGGAGGTGGGCATGTATCAACTTTATGCCCGTTATGCCGTTGAAGCTCAAAAATATCTGGATCAGTATTCGGCCAATATTGAGATCGGGGCCCGAAGGCTGGCAATTGCAATCATGATTTGCACTGAAAAAGGAAAAAAGCCGGCAACCTGGGAGCAAATTTACGGCCATTACAGATCGGCCCGTTGCGATCCTGAACTGGGAAAAGTCAAAGGCCGATTACTCAGAAAGTTGAAGGCTGCCCTTAATGACAAAAGAACAGCTCATAATAAAACAAATCCTGAAAGATCTGCCCCCTGATCGAAGGTTGTTCAGAATTAACGCCGGCATGGGGTACGCTGGCAAGCCTGCCGGAGTCATTAAAGAACGTGATCTAATGATGCTACAGAGGCCCCGGATTTTCAGGGCAGCCCCGAAAGGCTGGCCCGATCTTGCAGGCTGGGAAGAAATAGAGATCACTCCGGACATGGTAGGTAAGAAAATTGCCCGTTTTCTGGCCGTGGAAGTCAAGGCCTCCGGCAGCCTTACAAAGTATCAGAAAAAATTCAGGGAAGTGATCGAGAAAATGGGGGGCCGTTATGAAATCATTGTTTCACTGCCAGAGTGATCAGGCCTGCAGCAAGGGCAGCATTTACAGCGTATAAAATATATTTCTCAATATCCGATCCCAGCTTCAGGGCTGCCCGATCCTTGATCAGATCGTCGATCCTGTTTGTGAGGTATTCCCGATCCTTTTCCTGAATATCCATGATTGATTCATAATGCAAAAGCTGGGTTTCAAATGCCCGGATCTGCAGTTCATACAGCTTCAGGGTTCTTTCAGTTTTCTCCCTCCATTCAAACAGGCCTTTGTATTCAGACGCGATCAGAATCACTGTTTTATACTGCTCAACGTTAAAACATTTCATTGCCTGCCCTTCGATCTCCAGCGTCTGAACTTCCGGCAGCCTGATCCGTTCTTCAGCCTGAGCCGTTGCCGGCATTGTCAACAGGCAGAGCATAAAAAATATTATTCCGGTTTTCATGATATTTTCCTTAATGCGTTCCGGCTTGTTATCAGCCGATCGCCATTTTCAAATTCAATCAGAATGCTATTCAGGGCAAATCGTTGAAGAACACGGCAGATTTTGCCTTTGTATTTTGCCCTAATTGGATTATTGCCCCACATGTAAATATATTTCATAAATCAAACTCCTTTTGCAATTTGTCCAGTTCTTCCATACTTTCAGCAAGTAAGATCCTTTCCTTCCTTTTCAGGGTATCTGAATCAACCCGATCGGCAAGTTCCAGATTTTTCAAAATGTATTTTTTCCTTTCTGCGATCTCCTTTTTCTGTATCTCAATATTTTCCTTCAGATCGTCGATCGCCGTATCAACTACGGCTTCATGTTCCCTGATACCCTTACCAGGCCCTGAAGCCGTCAAGGCATAGGGCAGAATTAACAGGATTGCAAGGGCAACGATCGGAATGAATAATATTATTTTCAAGTACCAGGGAAGGCCTAAAAACCAGGCCTTTGTTTTTGTATAAAATTCTTTGATATTTTCAAGCATGTATTTTGCTCCTTTCCCCTCGGATCTTATCCCATAGGCCCCGGCCTTGTCTATTACAGTCAGGCTGTACGCTTCAGCCGTTTCCGGACGGCTTCCCCGCGAAAGTGGGCCCAGCCGGGTTTATATCCTTTGATCCTGGCAATTTCATGAAGCAAGGAAACATTTACAAGCCTTTGCCCTTCGGATAATCTCCAATAAACCCACATGGGATCCCGGCCCAGGGCATCAGCGATCCCGATCAGTTCTTCAACCGGGCCCGGCCCCGGCTTTCTGTGGTAACTTTCAATTTCAGCGTTGATTTTATCCACATAATCCCGCCTTTCCCAGAAAGGCCTTGATTTCCATTCTACGGGGCTTTTTATCTCCTTTAGTGATCCTTCAATTTGTTCCAGATCTGCCCGTCTCTGGGCAATCTGGGCCCCTGTTTTTCCGTGTGGGCAGTTCTGGCAGCTGGGCCGATCGCAATACATAAAATCAAGCTCAGGGCAGAGCCTTAAATTTATACTTATATTGGAATCCTTCCTTTTATGCCGTTTTTCGGTTCCCTTGAACCTCCAGGCATGGAAGGCCAGGGGGTGCCCGTGTTCCAGCAGATTATTGACATGATCCAGAATGATACATTCTCTTTTTATGTATCCGCCTTCCATGAAAGGCCTGAGGCCCCGGCCGATCATCTGATAATATAAGGCAGTTGAAAGCGTAGGCCTCAGCATTATGATCGCTTCAACCCTGGGAACGTCAAGGCCGTATGTTACGAGTTCACATGAAGTCAAACCATGCAGCCGGCCGGCCCTGAGCCCTTCGATCAGTGTTTTCCGTCGTTTATAATTCATCCGGCCGTCAATGTTTTCAAACCTGTAACCGGCTTCAGAAAACCTTTCAGCCGTTTCAGCCGCTGCCTTTACAGAACGGCAGAACACAAGGGCCGGCTTGTTATGTGCATATTTTCGATAATGCCGGATCGCGTCCCCGTATATCTGCCGTTTTGTCAATAACTCTGCTAGTTCGTCCGGGTTGTAGTCTGTCCCTTTTCTATGGATTTGATCCAGTCCCTGCAGTGGGGGGCAGAAATACCGGAACGGAGATAAAAAACCCAGCTCGATCAGTGTCTGCATTCCAGGGCCTTCAATCAGTGTTTCATAAATTTCATTCAGCCCCAGGCCGTCAAGGCGTTCCGGAGTTGCAGTAACCCCCAGGATCTTGGTATCTGGAAACCGTTTTATTATTTCGATCTGCCGTTTGTAAAACAAATGTGATTCATCAATAATTAAAAATCTGGGGGGCTTTTTGATTTTATCCCAGCGTCTGATCAATGTGTTACTGCTCACAATATGGGTTCTATATGCCCTTGATTCATTGTGCCCGGCTGCAATGATTCCGTGATTTACTCCAATCTCTGCAAGCTGATCCGAGGCCTGCAAAAGTAATTCATTCCTGGGAACAAGGATCCAGGTTTGATTTTCCTTCCGGGCTGCATGTTTTACCATGTCAGAGAATAAAACCGTTTTGCCTGCCCCCGTGGGCATCTGCAGGCAGATCCGATCGTGATCCCTGAAGGCCGATCGAACTTCTTCAAAGGCTTGTTTTTGATATGGCCGAAGATTCATTTTACATCCGGCAACGGGCAATTTACAAAAATATCATTGCTTACATCTTTCCAAATGCCGATCAATGTCCCTTGTAATTCTCCGGCCTTTTTATTGTGAAATATCATATCAGGGTGATAGCAATAATATTTTGAAGGATCTTCAAAATCTGTCCATCTTATATACTTACATTCATAACAGGTTTTTATTTCAATCTTTAATGATTTCATTTCAAAACCTCCTGAAATAAAAATTGTATTCTGTATTTTCTGTTTAATTTTTTCATTGCCATATCTTGAACCTGCCGGACTCTCTCCCGGGTTATGTTCAGAACGTCCCCAATTTCCTGCAGAGTACAGCCCCCGAGATCTGCAACGTCAAGGGCACATGATACGATCAGATCCCACGGTTCAAGATCTGGAAAGTTCAACTTCAGGGATCCTTTTTGGTTTATATCACAGTAAAGATGATACCTACATGAAACAAACGGGCAGGGCCTGGGGATTCTTTCACAGTCTGCCCGGTTTCTGGGTTTCATTGCTTTCAAATCTTTCAGATCCCACTCAATAACGGAGATCGGAGGCAGTTTTTCGATCTGTTTTTCTGACAGTGTAACTGATCGGATCATT